GGAATAGACTGGCAAATCGTGAAGAACGTAAATATCCTTGGGATGTGACATTTTATCGAGCATTACACGATGGAGAGTCTATTTGGCCTGAACAGTTCCCAGTTTCCAAGTTAGAGTCTAAAAAACGTGAATTTATAGAAGCTGGTCTTGTAAACAAGTTTGCACAGGAATATATGAATGATGCTCGTGATTTATCATCGGCAGCGTTCAAAACAGATAGAATACAGTATCATGACGGAGCATTCAAGTCAATCGATAATTATTCATATCTTGTACTCCGAAATGAAGCAATTCCAATTAATATCTATATCGGAGTTGATATTGCGGCTACTGCAACGAAACAGTCTGATTTTCAGGTTATTATGGTTATAGGAGTTGATGCAAACAAAAATCGATACGTATTGGAATATTATCGTGAAAGAATACCAACATTTGATTTACCACAGAAAATTATCGATATGGCTCGTAAATATAGTCCTGTAAGACGAGTTACCATAGAAACAGTCGCTGCTCAGGAGATGGTACGTGATATGGTTACGAGAATGGCTGCATCTGATAGAAGACTGATACCAGGAATCTTTAAAGGTGTTAAACCACCACCAGGTATAAAAAAAGCAGATAGATTAGAAACTTCACTTGGCCCGATTGTAAATAGTAAAAAATTGTATATTCGTAGAGAAATGACTGAATTGGTAGATGAGATGTTTGAACATCCCGTTCCTAAGAACGATGACCTTATGGACGGATTGTACTATGCAGACTATTATTCCAAAGCTCCACTTAGCACTGCTATCTCTGTAAGTGAGATGCGTGCTGGTAAGAAAGGTGGTAGCAAATTAAAGGGATATTACAACTGGATGACAGGTGCTAGACGATAAAATGGAACTTTTAGACGATTTTAGCGTTTTTTTCTTTGATTGCAATATATTTATATTTAATTTAACAACAAAGCGTAAGTCACATTAATATGGCATTAGAACAGCATCCATCAGCAAAAGAGAACCAAGAACTGCACAGGCGGTGGCGGGATGCTCGGGCTGATTGGGAAATAGAAGCTCGCAGCGATATAGATTTCTATCATGGAAATCATTTTACTAACGCTGAGTCTGAGGAACTACAATCTCGGAATCAAGCTGATGTAGCAATGGATAGAATATCTCCTGCTATTGAAAAGCTAAAAAGCGTTATTACAGCAAAGCCTCCTGTATTTACAGCAATTCCAAGAGAAGATTCTGATACTAAGGTGGCTTCTGCTTGGAGAACAATATTGGGGTATGTGTGGCAGGTATCGAGTGGAGATGTCCATATGAAGGACGCTATTCATGATTATGCTGTTACAGGACTCGGATACCTATATGTTTACATTGATAATGAAGCGGACTTTGGAAAGGGTGAAGTTAAGTTTACGTCAGTTAATCCGTTCCGTGTTTACGTACCACCATCGTCTCGTGATAGATTTTTTCAGGATGCTGATTCAATTATATTATCGACTATTCTGACTGGTGACCAAATTGTTAATTTATATCCATTCTTAGGGGCTCAGGTAGATGAAGAGACTGGAGAATTAATACCAGGTCTGATTGAGGAAATTTCTCCATATTCAGAGGAAGATTTCCCAGATGCTCAGAATAAGAACAGCATGGTTATTACAACGCCAGCTGAAGCAAAAGATTTAGATACTTTTAGTTCTGAAAAATATCAAATACTTGAAAGGTTCTTTAAGACCAAAGTACCGTTTTATCGTGTAGTGGATTCACGTAGCGGTGAAGAAATGGTTCTTAGTGATGAAGAATTTGCTGTTTTTCTAAAAGAAAATCCCGGTGTGTTTGAGCGTGGGTTAATGAGTTTTGAAGAAGTGCTCCAAACTCGTATTGGTGTTGTCGCGACTGTTGGTGAGGTTGTTCTATACGAAACTGTTCTCAATACTGATGTTTATCCTATTGTTCCTTTACCAAATATATGGTCTGGAACTCCGTATCCGAAATCGGATGTTTCGAGGACACGACCAATGCAAAGACTACTCAATAAGTTGTGGTCTCTCGCTTTGTCACACGCTCAAGCCTCTGCCGGGTTAAAACTTTTAGTTCCTTTGGGAAGTGCTATCAATGGACTTGACCAGTTAGAAAGAGACTGGGCAAACCCAAATGCAGTCATTGAAATTGATACTTCTCAGGGTGAACCACATTATCCAGCTCCAACACCGTTAGCGTCTGAGTTCTATCGGTTGATTGAACAAGCTGAGTTTTATATAGATTTTATCTTTGGTCTTCCTGAGATGATGCATGGATTTTCCGAAAAAGCACCTGATACAGTTCGTGGTACAGAACGTATGGTGATGTTGGGTTCTGAACGTCCAAAGTCAAAACTAAGGGATATTGAATTTAGTGTTAACATTATTGGAAGATTATTGTATTCATTCTCTAAAGGTCATTATACATTCCAAAAGATGTTTCGATTAGTACAACCAAATAACAATATTAACGAAGTATCAGTTAATATGTTGTATAGTGATATGAATCAAACAATAATTGATATTGCAAAAGACAGGAACAATATCGGACAACATGACGTTAGAATTGAACCAGGTTCTACATTACCAACAAGTAAGTGGGCTGAGTATGGTGTATACTTCGAAGCTTATCAGGCTGGGTTGGTTGATAGAACAGAAGTATTGAAGAAGAATCCAGAGATATTCGATAAAGAAAGTATTTTGTCACGAATGAGTGAAATTGCTCAGTTGCAACAAGCCAACGAACAGTTGCAACAGCAAGTTAAAGAATTGCGGGGAGACCTGCAAACGGCACAAAGGGAGTCTGTCCAAGACAAGAAGAGGGTTGCGGTTGAGAAATTCAAACGAGACCTATCTGAAGTACGGTCAGACGCAAAAGCAGAAAAGAAAGTGCAAACAAATAAGTTTGCCGATACAGTGAAGTTCGAGTTGGAGAAATTGAAGCCTATTGTAGAAAATATGCAAGAGGGCCCAGGTTCCGCTCCTGAAGAACTCGAAACATTGTAGAAAGGAAAATAATGGAAGATTATATAGCTGAAGCAAATTCTAGCGAAAGCGTCGTTGATGACGTTGTAGCTGGGACTGATGAAACCAATCCTTTTGTTGATGATAATAGTGCATTTACTGAGTCGGGATACGAAGGTGTCGCTCAACCTGTTTCGGATAGCGAGACTTCACACGTAGACTGGGAAGATGAAAGCAAAAAGTGGCAATCATTATATGATAAGTCACAGTCAAGTTTGACTAAGCTTGAAGACGCCCTTGGTACTGCGGTGGAGATGCAGCAGAACAATCAGGCCGCAACTGTTAATCAGCAGAAAGAACAAGTTCCACAGGTATCCGAGGAAGAATTTAATCCTTGGGACGCCTATTACAAGCCGGATTCACCGTCTTATCAAATGAGAGTAGCTCAGGAGAATCAGTCGGTGTCACGTGCTATTGAAGGTCATATGTCTCAAATGAATGAGTCTATTGCCTTGAATAACACGATAAATGAGTTAAAGAACGTTCATAGGATGCCCGATGACGATGTTAAAGAATTTTTACAGTTCGTTACCCAACCGAAAGAAAATGTCGGTTTGGATAACCTTGTAAAGCTTTGGCAGGATGTTAACGGTAAAAAAGCATCTCAAGGCGTTTACGACTCACTTGAAGCGGTAAGAGCTTCCAAGAAAGCTCCTCCAAGTCCTGGGGCCATACAAGGCCAAGACCCAAGAACTCGTCCTAAAAATGAGGAAGAGTCAGCTTGGGATGGAATTATGGGAGCAAATGTTCATGGAAGATTACCGTAAATCTTAAACAATAAAGGAGTGTAAAATGGCAATTACTCAAGGTGGAGTAAAAACTACAGATGTTGTCCAAGCTTCGTCTAATAGTCATGCGTCAATACATGGGACTACCCCAGACGTAAGACGGTTATACAATTTTGGAGACAGAGTAGCAGACCTCTCACCAGAAGAATCGCCCTTTTTCGTATACTTAAGCAAAGTAAGCAAAGTACCTACTGATGATTCAGTCTTTCGTTTCTTGGAAGACCGTTCCAAGATTGATTGGACTAGTCGTAGCTTTGTGTTGGGAGCCGCTGTTAATGGTGGTTCTGCTGTTGCGGCTGGTGAGAGTCATACTTTCACAGTAGCTGACGCGGCAACACCAACAGCATCTATTGATTGGCTAATCAAAGGAATGGTATTTTCAGTTGAAACGGCTCCAGGAGCTAGCGCTCTTGTTAGAGTAGAGACATCACCTGTAGACGCTGGTACAACAACCACATTTACTGGTAAAGTTATTAGTCTTTCTGCTAGTGGAGTTAGTGGATATAATGTTTTAGCTGATGATGATGCTTGTCAAGTTATTGGTACTGCTTTTGCTGAAGGTACTGGTTCTCCTGATGTTTGGTCAAGTGAAATAGAAGACAATTATGGTTACACGCAGATTTTTAAAACTGCGGCTGAGATGACAAATACAGCAATTGCTACAAAATATCGCGGATATGCGAATGAGTGGCAACGTATTTGGGCAATGAAGCTTCGTGAACATAAGGTTGATATTGAACGAGCCATGCTTTTTTCACAAAAAGCACGTCAGGGAAGTGTACAGCATACGGAAGGGCTCGCTGGTCATATTCTAAAGAATTCGACAGCGCAAGCAACACATACTACTGCACTTAGTTATACATCTGGTAAAGCATATTTGCGTGTGGAAACAGCTGCAAATCTTACCTACGATTTATTACTTGGTGATTTAGAAGTGTTGTTCGACCCAGCAAGGGGTGGAAGTGGGGACAGACTTGTTCTCGCTAGTCTACCAATAATTACTTTCTTTAATAAACTCGGTGATGGTGCATTCATGGATGCTTCTATTGGATATGGTGGTGCCAGTAGGTACAACTTTGATTCTAAACAAGGAGCATTTGGACATAAAGTAATGACAATCGAGACTATTCATGGAACTTTGCATCTTGTAAAAGAACCTTTGTTCCGTGGTATTTCAAGTGGATTTATGCTTTTTGCTGATATGAGCAAAGTTGCGTATCGTCCTCTCGTTGGTAATGGAGTTAATCGTGATACTTATATTACGACTAATGTACAGAGCGACGATGAAGACCTTCGTAAAGACATGATTCTTACTGAAGCTGGTCTTGAAGTGACGTTACCTGAGTCTCACATGATGTACGAAATCTCGGACTTGTAAGGAGGATAATTATGAGAGCTGATGTTTTAAATACAAATAGTGGTGCTTATGATGGCAAAACTAGAGCTGAAACTATTTTTGAATGGGATTACATTAATTGTGCGCCACCCGTGGTTCATGCTTTTGGTAATTCCGCAACTGATGTTTACGCAGATGGGGATAAGTTTGGTATAATTTGGCCTGGGCCAGGTGGACAAATGTATCCAAGTGTAGCGTCTTGTATAGGTGCTTTTACAGCAGTAGGAACAATTCCTAATGTTGATGGAGCAGTTCCCGCAACGGATACAAATAGTACCGTAGCAGGTTTAAATATGCAGATGGATGCTGAAACTGCAGATAACACTGGTGTCGAAATAGTTTTTAGTGGTAGTCAATATGGTAGTGCAAGTAACAAGATTGTTGCTGGTACTCATTCTGCAGTTATAGATGTAACATGGAATAATGTTGACTGGTCTGATTATGATGCTTGTGTAATAGGACTTAGAAAAGTTGAGGAGTTTGAAACAGGACATGGTGGTATACTAGCAGCAGCTAGTGGAGACCCTCTGTATACTGACTTCGTAGCTTTTGGTTGTCAGTCTGCTGATGATGTTCAAATCGCTAGTGCGTTGAATGACGCTGCCCGTACTTATACGGATAGTGGGGATGCCACAGCGGCAAACCATAATCATAGATTCCAAATTATTTTGGATTCTGATGGTGCTGTTACATATAAGCATATTGGGGCTGCGGCCATGAGGGAAGGAGCTTTAGCAGCTCCAAGTACGACTGCGGCTTACACTTTCGATAGTGGAGATACTCTTGTACCGTATATGGTGGTGCAAGGTACGAATCAGAATAGTGCGATTTATTTGAAGGATTTGAAAATAACTCGTTCACCATCTGTCAAAGGACATAGTGTAGCTTAATACGAATCCGTAAGGGTTGACAGTTTTGTAGAACTGTGGGGTAGGTCGTATAAAGGGTCTACCCCAAATCTACTAAGAATTTTAAAATTGGAGAAATTATGGCTGTATATGGTAATGTAAAAGTAAAGGTATTTATTCATGATGCTGTCCCTAATATAGAGACTGCTGCCGTTGGGTCAATGGCAAGAGATATAAAAGACCATATAGATACTTTAGATTCAACTAGTAATAAAGTTTTATCTATTACGCATACTCAATTACGTGGTGATAGAATACTTACTGTAGTTATTGGCGGAGCTTAATGTCTGAATGTCAGCATTGTAACCATCCAAACGATGGTGGTTGGTTCTTTTGTAGAAATTGTGGTGAGAGAGCTCATCCTCCAATGTTTACTACAAACTCTTGGATGCGTGGGAGTGTTTCCAGTAGAACAGATATTGAATTTAACGAAATATCATTAGAAGCCAGTGCGAGTAGTATGGCTGATAATACTATGAATCAAAGACTAAAAGATTTAGGAGTCAGACCATTATGAGATTTGGTAAGGGATTAAGTACATTTAAAAATTGTACAATGGCTGAAGGAAAAAATAACAAGGAAATGGAGAATAGCTATGCCAAAGGGAAAAGGTACATACGGAAAGAAGCGTGGAAGACCATCG